ATCCTTATCCGTCTGAATTGACTCTTTAACCTTTGAACGTTTAACAGTATCCTCTTTAGCTATGATTCGCTTTACTTTCCTAGCCTTTAATAAGTTATTAATATCTTGATTGTTATATGGTTCGATTGGTGCGTTAGCTATCTTACTGGCATCATTATCACTAATATTATCATTATAAATGATGCGCCTAGTTGCTCCTTTAATCATGGGATAATGGCCACTAACCTTTTTAACAATGCCTAACTTGATCAATCTTTTTATTTGACGATGCACCGCCTGAATGCTTACGCCAATATCATTACCTATCCTTTTCAAGCTCACGTGTGAAAATCCTCCCTTATTGCAATAACTACTTAAAACGACTAATACTTTGTAACTTGCATTAGTCATATTTAAATGGATAACCCTCAACGGAATAACACTAAAGCGCCGCTGATCGGGGGCCTTTACTTTTTCTTTGATCTTTGGTTTCTTTGGCAATATATAGTTATTTTCACCCATAACCTATATTTTAACATTTTTAGGCTTCATATAAAGCCCGTCACGCCATTATTTTAACTTTCCCCTTGCCGCACTATTCCTAATATTATCCATTTTATAAGCTTTAAATTAATATTAAAAATCTTGCATTAGATATAGATTAGATATATTATAGGCATGTAACATCTTAATAACTTTATAAGGACTAAGAAAATGAATAAAAAAGAAAATAAAATAAAAACTCCTCAAGTAACTCCAGATTGGGAAACAGGTATTTTTATTGGAAACGATATAAACATGAAAATATTATGGTTAGCTAAGTACGAAACTAGAAACTACGATTTTACAATTATCTCAGAATCAAAAGATAAAGCTAAAGACCTATTAATTGATGTTTTAGAATCACATGGGGAAAAGTTTAACTTAAATGAAAATACTGAGTATGAACGGAATGTCATATCATGGTTTAGTGAAGATGACATTGAAGTTACAGAAATACATACTGATAAACCTTATTATGATGGTTTAGGGAGGGGATAGCATGAGAAAATTAACACGAGAGATTGTCAGCGCTTTTTTAAATGGTAATAAGAAAACAAAAGGGAACACTTCAACCGATGGTCAATCAATTTGGTTACATGGTAATCAAATAGTTGAAACCAATCAAGATGGTAAAATAGTTATCAATAACTGTGGATGGGGTACAGTAACCACAAGAGAACGCCTGAACGGATTATTGAATGAAATTGCACCTCACCTAGGGGTGGTTCAAAGAAACTTTGACCAATATATCCAAGATTCAAATAATGACTATGCACTAACACCTTTTGAGGGTGATTACATTGTAGGGAGTAAATAACAATGACTATATCAATAGGAAAAGCTTGGAATACTTTTATGAAATCTAAAAACTATGTATCAAAAGAATCATGTTTTGAGAAGTGGCATAATGACCCTAGTTGGTTTCTTAGTGGTGATGATGATGATGTAAAAGGTGTTTTTATGTATGTCTGTAATTGTTATATTGAAGTCATCAATGATGGTTATATGTTAACCATAGAGAATGACTCTTGGGTTGATAAAGATATATTAGTTTTAGAGAACATTCTTTTCACTGAATGGGTCATTCCTAATCAATTTATTGATTTATCAGGAGGTAATGAAAATGGATATAGATGAATGGGAAATTAACATTAAAGACGCTGAAGAACTACAAATGGAAATAACAATGAAAGATTTTAATTATTCAATCATGAACCCTGAGAGCGATATTCCATCGCTTTTAGGTTTTACCAATGACAAAATCATGCATTACATCAACAGACAAAATCGCAATCTTGACCATTTCAAAAATGAGTTTTCAAGGTTGAGACATGAGAACCATCAACTGCAAAAAATGTTAGTTAAATCCGTTTTAAATATCACCTATTCTGAACCCCTTTTATGGTTTCAAATTAATCAGATATTAAAACAATATAAATCTCCTAATCATGAAATGTCAGAATTTAAAGATATACCTATCAAGTATATTAATGAGGTCAAAAGACATTACAAGGGAAAATTCAAATATAAATATAGGGGTAAATCTATTCGATCAATAGGATTTAAACGTCCACAAAGCCATGTAACTGAGGCTTTTGCTACATCATTTGCATTATATAAGTGATACCTTTTAGCATCTCAATGAGGTGCTAAAGGATTATCATTTTAAGATAATCACCGTGCTTTAAACATTAAGCGCGTGACGGTAAACTATATTTTTATAACTATATAAGGGAAAGTATATGAATTATATTACATACCTTCGGGTATCAACGAACGAACAAAAAGAATCGGGGCTAGGGATAGACGCACAACGCGCACTTGTTATGTCGCATATTAAGCAGCAAGACGGTAAACTATGCGCGGAGTTCACTGACTATGAATCAGGGCGTAAGATAACTGCAATTGCAAGGCCTAATTTACACTTAGCCTTACAACTGGTTAAAAATACACCTAACTGCAAACTGTTATTGGCAAAAACGGATAGGATAGCAAGGGATTTACACTTTATCTCTGGATTATTAAAAGATAATGTGCCTCTGATCGTTGCTGGTCATGAGCAGATGTCTAAGCTTGAGTGGCATATGCACGCGATGATTGCTGAACATGAGGCAGATATGATCTCAACGCGAACCAAGCAAGCCCTGGCAGAAGCTAAAAAAAGAGGGGTTATACTTGGTGCGCCAAGGGATAAAATCAAAGGGATTAGTGCTAAAGGTGGTAGAGCTATGCACAAGAAAGCTGTAGAGCATCGCAAGAAAATATCAATAATTGTATTTCAGTGTATGAATGATAGAAGTTTGCGAAGGCGCTTAATTCCAATGCGCCCTGATTTAACGAAAATAGCAGACCACCTTAACGATCTTGGACTTAGGACGTTACATGGTGGTTTATTCAGAAGTCAAGCTGTAAGAAATATAATCGAAAAGGAGAATTTATATAATGGTTTCAAAAAATAAACAAGTAGCGGACGGTAAACTTACGCCAGATCATATAATGACTGGCAGTACATCGGCGGCAGTCATGGGTGTTAATCCTTGGTCAACGCCTAATGACGCATTACAAACAGCCTTTGATGCGGTGCTAGGAAAGCCCAGGAAGGAACTAACCTTTGAGGCTTTACATTGGGGAACTCAATTTGAGGTAGATATAGTGGAGGAAGCTTTAAAAAGACTAAACTTAAAAGACTACACAACTTCCTTTCATAAAGGTTTTACCCACAAAGATGTCCCTATGGCGGTCAGCTTAGATGCCACAGCAGAGGGTAATGGCGAAACAATTATCAGTGATTATGATAAGGGAATCGTTTGTTATTCAGATGAGATTAAACTAGAAGGTCGTGGAATTATCGAAGCAAAACTAACTTCACATGAGTCAGAGATGGAGCTACCGCCTTATCGCGGGCGAATTCAACTACAGATGGCGATGGAAGTCATGGGGTGTAGCTGGGGAGCTGTTGCTGTCTTACACAGAGGCATAAAGATGATTACCCATGTCTTTGAGAGAGATGAGGCCCTTATTGCTGATATTAAAACAGCAGCTATTGACTTTGATCGTAGGGTTCAAAAGTTTAAAGAAAATGAAGAGACTGAGTGGTATGATTTTACAACTACAAAGTCTGCTGCGAAAATCTTTGACGAAGCTAGTGATGATACTGTAGACTTATCAGATATGGAAAACGATATACTAACTATTCAGCAAAGTCGTGATGATATCAAAGACTTAGAGCAAACTATTGATGTTACTAGCGCCAGAGTGATGGCTCGCATGGGTGATTGTAAGTATGCTAATGCCGGGCGCTTTAAGGTAGTTTGGGGTGAGATTAACTATCGAGCTATGCCTGAAAAACTAGTCCCAGCAAAAGAAGCTAGAACTATTCGTGTAAACAAACTAAGGATAAAAGATGCCTAATCATAAATCAAAAGACCTACAGGATTGGATAGATGTACTTCAAGGAAAGAATGTGAAGGATATAGATCCAAAAACTAAAATCGAGGCTACCCTACTTAAAGAGGCCTGGATTGCTGAAAATAAAAGAATTGAAAATAAAATACCTGAGCATGATGAATCTTTTTATAAAAATATTAAGGAGATTAAAGATGGTTGAAGATATAATGTGGTATAGCCCTGAAGATACTTTACAGGCGCATGATTACCAAATTCAACAACAGCAGGAACAAAAAGAAACAAAAAAAACAATTAAAAACTACATAGGAGATACAGATGGAAACCTCGGAGATTGCTAAAGCATTTCTTAAGGCTCAGAAAGGGTTTGGGCCTGCATTAAAAACAGCAACTAACCCACACTTTAGGAGTAAATATGTCTCTTTGGATGGGTGTATAGAAGCAGTAATAGATTCACTGCATAACAATAATCTATCCCTAATTCAAAAAACAC